ATCTCCATTTTCATCTGTGATTAAAATTACTCTTATCATTCTCGCTAAATCATCAATAAAATCAAATATCTTCTGTTGTTTATCGCAAACAAATGATTTACTGGGTAGCTTTGGAAGTATCGCGATATCGCTGTTAATCTTGATATTGCTATAACCATTATCATCAAGTATAATTCGTAATAACTTTTTAAAATCATTTTGTTTGTATTGCTTTGGCAAAATAGAGCTGTTAATCAATTCGCCTGTTTTATCTCTACCAGACACTGTTATTGAGTGGCTGTTAAGCTCCTGATTGTTTTGTATCAATCCAACATTGCCAGTAAATACTAACTCATCAGCTATTTCTATTTTGATTCTTGAGCCTTGCTTTATGTTTTTATCATTAAGCATCTGTTGAGTAATTGTAAAAGAAAATGAATTGCAGAAATTCTCAATCGATTTATCCAGTGAGAAATCAATAAAATTTTCAATCAATAAGCCGTTGCAGAAAATTAAAACTTTATTCTTCATACTTTAAAACTTTAATAGTTCCAGCGATTGAGCTTGTATCATTAATATTATTGAGGCTTATTATGATATCTTTATTGTCATCGTTGCCATAAAGATTAAATAATATTTTAGTGAGTGGAGTTGAGGCTATAACTTCGTAATCAACAACATTAGGGACACTTAAGGCTAATTCATTAAGATAATTAATTGCTTCATATCTTAAGGCCTGTAAATCATCGATTATGCTCCTATCTGCGATTGAGCCAATTTGTGAAAATCCGAACTCTAGATCTGCTATTACTTGATTCAATTCTTGTGTATTTGAATAATCAATATTTGCAGAAGTTTCATAAGCAAGAGTTAGAGCATTGATTTTAATTAATTGGTTAATTAAATCTTGATTATTTCTAATATCAATTGAGTTTTGAGAACTTCCTATTTGATTTCTGTCTTTTTCATTGACTCCGAATAAATCTTTGCAAGCTTTAAATAAATCTTTACTGCTGGTATAAGCAACACTTAGATTATCAAATGCTGTCTTAACATTTTGAGCTAAAACTTTAGGAGACTTGACAAGATTAATTGATGAATTAACAATTTCATTAATTGCTGTTGAGAAATCGCCGAGACTATCGCCAGCTCCACCTACTGCACTTGCAACTTGATTAATTTTATTAGCAACTTTTTTTAATGTGTCAACGGCACTATCAAATTTTTCTTTAGCTTTAGAAACCGCTTTCCAAGCCTTGTCAAATTGCTCTTCATATTTTCCAAGTATTTTACTTTTAAGATTGGCTAAAAATCCTTTGCCATTCTTCTTATTTTTGCCATATTTACTAACTTCTACAAACTCAAAACTAACAGATGTATTGCCAACCGCATTTTTTGCATCGCTAAAAGAATATTCAACAACATAGCCATAAAATTTTTTATAAAAAGGAAGTGATAAATAGCCAGCCTTTGGCTTATCAAATGCTTGTTGGAGTTTGTCTCGCTGGTTATAATTTTTGTTGCAATCAACAAAACAGTTGACAGATATTTTTTTAAGCATCCTGCCTAAGGTTTCGATATCTCTTTTATCGGTTTTAGGATATTCAAATTCTGCAAATTTAATTCCGCCCTTGATATTGCTAGTATCAAAAAGAAATTTAGCTTTTTTAAAGCTTGCTGGTTTTATTTTAGAGTTATTAAATAAGGTCATCTTGCATAAGTCATATTAGTGCCTAAATTGAAATTAGGCGAGCTTTGTTTTGTTATTGAGGTATTCTTAGGAGCATTATTAAAATTAACATTAAGCCCACCACTAAAAGATTGATAAGGGTTTTGACTTATAGGCTGTTGTATTGGTTGACTTTGTGGCAAAGAATCTAAGCCAGCATTGCCAGCTTGACCCAATATAACTTTACCTCCAAATATATTTCTTGCACCTGTAATTATTTTACCAACATAATCATAAATCTTTTTAACAACTTCAAGCACTGTGTCAAAATTATAGATTAACAAAGCAATAGCACTTATCCACAAAGTTAAGGGATTTAACCTCACAAGAAATAATAAAGCTTCAAAAACAATTAATATTTGTTTTAATGCAATAAAAAACCCACCAAGAGCTAAGCCAATTGGCAATAAGGCAGTTAAAAATAAACCACCATAAACAATAAGGCTCTTCATCTCAGGCGATAAAGAGCTAAAAGCGGTTGTAATATCTCCAGCAAAAACAGTTATATCTTTTACTAAGTTTTTTAAATCAATAACTTTAATAATTTCGTCGCCAAGCTTACCAAAAGCTTTGTTTATGCTATCGCCTAATGTTGAAAAAAGACCATTAAGAGATTCTGAAAGCTTCTCAGTAGCCTTAAAATACATCCCACCTTTCTGTGTTGCTTGTGTCAATGCTTTATTAACAAGATCGAATGAAATTTTGCCATCGGTTCCTAATTGTCTTAATTGAGAAATGCTTTTACCAGTTGTTTTTTGCAATAAAGCCCAAATAGGAATACCGTTAGATATAAATTGCATTGCATCTTGACCTTGTAGCTTAGTCATACCAGCAACTTGACCATAAACTACTGCTAATTGCTTTATATCAGCTCCAGAACCAGCAGATATATCCCCTAGCATTTTAGTTGTATCAACAACATCTTTTAAGGCTATATTTGAGCCTAGTAATGTTCTTGTAGCTTGCACTATTTCAGGAAGTTGGAAGGGTGTTTTATCTGCAAATTGTGTTAGTTCGTCGAATAGTTTTTTACCTTTTTCTGCGGAGCCTGTCAAGACTTCTAATTGAATAGCAAGAGTTTCAAAATTAGCAGATGATTTAATTGCTTTTATTCCCATCGCTCCTAAGCCAGTAGACATAACAGCTACACTTTGGCTAAAATTAAAAGCCTTGTCTGACATATTAGACATACTGTTAATCATATTATTAGTTGATTTTGTAAAAACATTACCAACTTGAGCCATATTATTATTAATTGCTCTGAGCTTAGGGCTTAAGTTATCAACTAAATCATAGATAAATTTAACATTAAACGACATTTTGTTTTACTATTTTATTTTGAGCTTTAACAAGCATATCTAATTCAGCAAGTGGCATTTCTTTTATTTCTTTATAACTTATTGCACCTTTGTAGAATACTATAACTTGTGATATCAAGTAAATAATATCTTCTTGAAAAACTACTTCTTTCTCACTCCACCTGACCACTTGCTGACCCAAAAATTTGCTAAAAACTCGCAAATAATATTTTCCCAATCTTGAAAATCTAATTCATTAATATCTGCATCATTTAATGGATTTTTAAAACCATCATCCTTAAAAGCAATTTTTTTTAGGAGTTCGTTAGATTTATCAATTATTTCTTGATTGCCATTAAACAATAATAAAGCAATAGCAGAAGAATTAACACCCTCGCTTTGCTCTATATCTTGAGCTGGTTGTGGATTTTTAGAAACAAAATCTAATGAAGCCTTAATAAAACTTGAACGGAAATAATGAAAATAATTTTTAATTAAATTAATATTAACATCTTTTAGATAAATAGCTTCAATATTTTTAAAAGTATTTGAGCCGTTATCAATAAAAGAAGAATTTACTAGAGGCTTTATTAATTGAATTTTCATTATGCAAAAATTGGGTTGCCGTTGAACTCTAAATCAACATCTTCACCATATGATCTTTCAATCATATTAGTTTTTAAAACACAACTAGAGAACTTATTAACACCATATATAATAGTGTTGTTATCTCCATTTTGCATTATTTGATTGATGATTACTTCGGTTTCGTTAGAATATCTAACATTTACTTTAATGGTAGAAAAAGCATTTTCGTAGTTTTTTCTTTTGATCGGCGGACCTCCAACTTGTCCAGTAGTTTCAATTTCAGGAGTTCCATCAGTAAAACTTACCTTAGAATTATAAGGTAAGGTTTTGCCATTTACAATCAATAATGGTTTATCTTGTATTGCCATAATTAAGCCTCGAAGTTAGGGATAAGATTAATAATAATAGTTTCAAGTTGAGACACTATTTTTGCAGAACTATCAGCAACTATAGAGCCTTCTTGTAAATTTATAACAATGGTTTTGCTAACAAAATCTTTAAAGTAGGCAAGAGCTTCATTGCTAGCTACAAGTAAAGCATAATCAGTATTTAGATTAGCAAGACCAGATAGCTCTCTGTAATATTCGCATAAGGTAGCAATAAAACTATCTTTATTTACCATTTTTCTATTAGCAACTACTTGACCGCTTGTAAGTGCATGTTGTGCGAAGTCTTTTTTGATATTTCTAAAAAAGTATTCTCTAACAATCGACATAGTGTCAAGAGTATTTACACTTTGATAAGTTTTATCAACATTGCCTGCATTATCTAGCTTGTAGGTAGTAAATTGCTTATTGATATCGATATAGCTATTTGCAGAATTGTTTTGAGGGCAAGAGCCACCAGAATTTTTAAGTTCGTTCCTTTCAGCTTCTAGATAGTTATTACCAGCATCAATAATTGGCAACTCGTAAGCTATTGTATTGAAATAAGGGATTGCTCCATTATAAGAGCCGCCCAAGCTTTCGCCGTTAGACATTATTCTTGAGATATTAGCTCCGACAGTCAATCTTAATTCACGAATACCAGCAATAACAGAAGCTATAGTTAAGTTATTTTCAAAAATAGCTCCACCTTTGTGAGTTGCAGTGTTGATTTTATTATTGCAAATAACATCAAGGGTTTTTAGGTTAAGTGCATCTAAAAAGCTATTATTATTAACATAGGTATCAGTTTTTGCAATAATTCCTAAGCCGTCTAATACTTCGTTATCAACATTGATTCTAGCCTCAGTTAGAGCGGTTAAGGTTGATAAAGTGTATTCACTAGGATAAGCAATCGAAGTAAAGCGGATTTTACTATTAACAATATTATCAAAAAGACCAGTCAAGACAGGATTAGTTGCACCGCCACTCATTGCAGTTATTACAACAGTGATGCCAGCAACAGAACTTTTTAATTTCAAGCCTATTGAGTTAGCAACAAGCCCTTTGTTGACCGAGGTTAAAGTAATAGTTGAAGTGGAAATGCCAGCACTAACAGGGCTGTTTAAGGAAGTAGAAATACCAGCACTAACAGGGCTGTTTAAATTGGCATCAATTAATGCTTTTAGCTTGCTTGCGATTGAAATCGAAGTATCTCCGATGTTAATATCAATTTCGTATTCACCATTCTTAATGCTATCAACATAAAAGCTTAATGAACCGCTTGCAGTTGCAGTTCCAGTAATTGCAAACGAACCAGTGGCAACCGTTCCGCCTGCATTGTCTTCAAGAGCAATAGCAGATATTTTAGGGTGGGTTGATGATATAGCCAAAGTTTTTAACAATGATCTACCAGCAATCGCTATATGAGAATTCCTGCCAAAGTAATTATTTAAATCGGCTTCTGTTATAATTTCTTTTAACTCTCCGCTAATAGCAGTGCCACTAGTTTTTTGACCCACGATTAGAATTGATCTTTGATCCAAAGATGCAAAAGTATTTGCACTTAAGATATTTATTGTTGTTTTAGGGTATTCACTCATTATTTATTTTTTTTAATTTTAATGATTTCAATAGCATTATCAATAACACTATCTTTTAATCTATTTCGCCAGAATTGAGACATTGGCAGTTCGTCAATAGTTTCAATTTCAATTTCTTCACCTTCTTTTAAGATACCAAGTTTAGGATCCTTAAAACTTTTTAATATTTTTATCTTCATTTTAAAAATTAACATTAGAATTAAAATTATCAATAGCAAGATTAACTTCTAACAATGGCACTACATCATTAAAATGATTAACTCCATCGTCATCAGTAATTTCACCAGTAATTGCAAAATCGAATCTATGAATATAAGTCGCAACATTGTAAATATCTGGGCTATTTCCTAAGTATAAACAAGGTTGATATTTCTGTTGAGAGAGATTACTATCAAATTTATAATTTGCAATACTTTTTAATATAGGTTTTATATAGCTTCTTGCTAAGTCGGCCTCAGCACTTGCTACAACTGAATTTTGTGTTGGTATCGCTACAAATATTGAAAATTCTAGCAATGTTTTAAAGTAAAACTGTTGATTAGTTGAATATGAATCAGTTGTGATGCTAGCTCCATTTTCTTCAACCCTTTCATCGCCTAAAATAACAAATAGCCATTTTTTGCTAGTGTCATTTTTGTAAAAAGCCTCAGCCCTTTCACTAGTTGCTATATGCTGGACTCTTGAAGCTTTGCTTACAGATATAGTGCCGTAGACTTGATTATTAGCAATAACATTAGAGACTGCATAACTAAAGTTATTATCATCTATTTTAGTTATTTGTTTATAGCCATTAAAAAAAACATTATCATCAATTAGAATATAGCCATCGGTAGCATTACCAAGATTACTTGAATAAAAATCTATTGAATAAAAATCAGGCAAAGATTTTATTACCTTCTCGCCGTTATAACCAGCAATAGAACAGCCAGCAATTATTATTTTGCTATCAACTTCAATAAAAAGATTGTGGCTTTCAGCTAATTTAATGGTTGCAACTCCAGCAACAACAGTAATAGATTGAATATTTACCCTTCTTTTAGCTCCCTTTATTGTAATATAATCGCCAGTAGATAAGCCGTGATTAGTTGCTGTTGCAGTTATTAATGTATTGTTTTTAACAAGATTAGTGATAGTAGTAATATCACTAAAATCATTTGTAAAGTTGCATAAAACTTGTTTTAATCTGTTGGCTATTTGATTACCCACCATATACTACCTTCTTAATATTGGCAATAGCTAGAGACTTAATTTCTCCATCTTTTGCTCGCATTGCTCTTTGTAATGGCTCTCTTGCTTGCATATTTTTAGAACCAAATTCTAATGCTTTGTTATATTCTGTGGCTAGACCATTTTCACCACTTCCCCATTCTAAAGTTTTATTGCCTCTAACGACAAAATTAACAGATTTTCTAAAATTACCAGTGCGAACCGCAGGGGTTTCGCTCGGTGCAGAAGCTCTTAATAGCTTTGGTTTTTTTAATCTACCTTTGACTCCAAAATAACTCTTATATTCTCGCCCACTTTTAGGCTTTTTCATATCTTGTAATAGCCAAGAGTGTAATGTTTTACCTACTTGATAAGCAACTTTTCTAAAACCAACACTTAGCTCAGCAGGTAATTCTCTATTTCTTTTTAGAGTAGCTAAGCCCTCTGTTGTCATTTTCATATTTTATTCGCTTGCAGTGTTGATAAGCCTAATTCTTTAGCTCTTAATCTTGTTATCTTGTTATCTTTGTCAATATTATCAACCAATTCTATTTTATATCTTTTATTGTCAAGTAAAACAAAAAGCTGTTGAGATATATCTATTGCAGAATTATATCTAATGTAAAAATCAATCGTAATAGTGTTAGACACATTTACATTGTTGACAAAGTCTCCACTTGCAGAAGTTTTAACCATTGCAAAAACAGTTGCAAGAGTTTGGTAAGTTAGTATAGCATCAGCATTTGGGTTGTTATTGCCATAGCTTCCATATTTTTGAATAACTATCTTTTTATTAAAATCGGCGGTGCAAATCTTTTTAACATTATTCTTAATTGACTGGCATTTCATATTGTAAAGAATATTTTTTTGCCTATTATGTAATTTTGAAATAATTTTCTGGCCATTAAACTATCTTCGTTAGTGCAATCTCCGCTGTTGTTAAATAACCAGTCGACAAATGAAAGCATCGCTTCTTTTAAGCTTGTCGGCACCGTGCTTGTAGTCAATCCATACCCAGCGATAAACTCAATTTCTATTGCTTGCAGTCTATTATCAGCGGTAAAATCTTCGGTAAAAACTAATGTAGCATAGTCGGTTGAGTTTGTGAAGTAATATTTTGCTGGCGATACCGTGGTTAAAACATCATCTAAATAATATTTAATTGACGATATTGATTGCAACTTGCTTTTCCTAAATTCTACTTCATTGCAATAGTAGTCTAAAAAACCTTTATAAGTTTTATTGATTAAATCTCTGCCAGTTATTCTCTCGCACATCTCTCTCGCAACCGTTATTAATCTTGTTAATTCACTATCAAAATCACCATTGCCAATTAGACGAAGTCTTTGTTTAACTTCGTCTAATGTTATCGGCTCGATATTTGCAGGAGTGATTAATGTGTAGTCTTTAATTGACAACATTTTTTTTCTGTTTTTTAGGAAAATCTTTAGTTTCGATCTCTGCTTCAAATTCTTGATTAGTAAATACTTCTTCCAAATCTTGACTAGTAAATACTTCTTCCAAATTCTGAGTTTCAATTTCTTCTTTTCCCCATTCTTGATTAATAAATACTTCAGCTAATTCCTGATAAATATCATAAACTTTACCTTTTGTATATTCAACTGCTTTACAGCCACTTGGATCTTCTGATGCTTG